CAGCTGTAGTAACATATGGGTTAGCAATTAGACCATAACGTGTCTTGAAGCCAATCTTTGGCTGGAAGCTGTTAGGATCAATTGCACGTACCATTTGTAGTGGAACGTATGGGCAGTAGGATAAGCCTGCGTCATATGGGCTAGAACCCTTATAACCAACTACATAGAACTGATTTGAAGCACCTAGGTTACCAGTGTATGGGTCGATATAAACACGGAAACGACCATTTAGAACACCAGCAAAAGTATTACCTGTATCATCAACGTTCAAATTAGCATTTGATGCTAGAGCAGGAGCATAGTCTAGAACACCAGACATTGCTAATGCAGAAGCTACGTCTGCTGAACATACGATGAAGTTGCCTTTTCCTCTACGAGTATCTTGAGCAATGTGATTAGCATCGCGCTCAATATTGAATAGAAGACCTTTGAAGCGCTCTACAGACCAACGTCCATTTGAATCAACGTCTAGGTCAAATGTGCCTGCGCTTGCTGTAGCAGGAGATCCTGTCTTAGCTACTTTGTAGATCAAGCGAACGATTTCACGGTTGATCTCAAACATAAATTCTTGCGAAAGAATATTTGATAGCTCAGCTTCAGCATCAAGACCATGAATTGCTTTCAAGTCTTGTGCTAATTCAACTGTGTACTCTGCCTTCAAAGCACGTGACTTAGCTGTAACTGTTGTCTTATCAATACTGAAAGACATTTCAGCAAAATCTTGAGCAGCTTCAACAGCAGCCAATGTATTTGCTGTACCAGTTGTATATGAACCTGTTGCTAGAATGTTAGCAATAGCACCAGAGTGAGTACCAGCACCTGACCAATCTGTATCAGCTTCGTTGTATAGAGCTTCAACACGTGTCTCAGTATTGGAACGAGTATCTCCAGAACCACCGTACATTGAACGCATTGCGAAGATCAAGCCTGTTGGGCCTGTCATTGGCTGAACACCGCAAATGTCATATGCCATTAGATTTGGCATAGCACGACGTACTAGACCAATCATAATTGGATCATACTTTTGAATTGCAGCTGTATCTTGAGCAATGTTATTGGTTGGTGTTTCGAAAAGTGCTTGACGCTCTTCACGTAAAGCTTTTTCCTGATTCTCAAGAAGAACGCTAGTTACCTGGCGCTTATAAGAATCTTTGATTTGTGGGAGTTCTGGATGATCCAGAATTGCTGCCCACTTTTGTTGTAGATTTTCAGATAAAAACATTTGGTTCTCCTATGAACGAAACCTTTTTGATATTTATAAAATTAAGCACGTTTAATTGATCTTGATAGTGCTTGTGCATAAGCTGCGACAGTACTAGGAGTAGATTCGACTAAAGTATTGTCAACTGCTTGTGATGCATCTTCAACTAAAGTTTGACTTGTTGCTGCTTCAGTTACTTTTGTCTTGCCTTTTGGAAAATAATTTTCCTTGATAACAGCGACTTTATCTGCATAAACATCTTCGTTATCAAAAGCAATACCTTCAACTAACTTATGCAATTTAACAGTTTCGGTATCTGCTAAATCTCTGGACAAATCCTCTAGAATAGACTTGCGCTTTAGTTCAACGACTTCACTATTAAGTTCTACATTAATATTGATTGCTTCGTTTAACTTCTGCTCTAGCTCTTCGGCTTTAGCTTGTAACTCACCAATAACATCATATTTTTCCTCAGGAACTTCTACGTAATGTTCCTTGAATAGATTCTTAAGTCCGCTAATAAAGTCTTCTGCGATTTCTGTACGAAGACCAGACTCAAGAGCTAATTCATTTTCTTCCATCCATTGTTCAACAACATAGTTTAGATATGAATCGATTTTCTCAACCATACCTTCTCTAAGTTCAGCAAAATCTTCTTCGTATTTTGCTTCAAGCTGTTCAGCAATCTTTTCCATCTCATGGTTAACACGAGCAATTACTGCTGCTTCGAAAATAGATGTAGCTTTGTTCTTAAATTCTTCTGATAGATCATCTCCGAAAATTGGAGAAAGATCAATGGCTTCGATTTCAGAAGTATCTTCGGCTTCAACATCTTCGCCTTCTACTTCTTCAATCTCTTCATCCATTGGCTTATTACCAGTTGGATTCTTACCTGTAGCAGAAGCAGTCATATCACCAACTGTAGTAAAGTTTGGTGTTGGTCCTGCGCCTTTAGCCTGTGGTGGAGTAGATCTAGGAGTAGACTTAGATGCTACCGCTCCTTGATTTGGCTCCTTTTCGTCTCTTGTTTCATATGAAGCTTTTTCTGACGATCCTTGCATTGGACTAGAAGCATCTCCTGAATTAGCAGGACTCAAGGTGGTATCCTTTTTAACGGTATCTGCACCCATTTTATCAGCTTCGTCAAGAGTTGCTTTAGCTTCTACACGCTCAAGCAATTCTTTAATTTTGCTTTCTACTGACATTTACTTGTCTCCTAAATGGAAATTTACTCAATTATTTATAATTATGGTTGCCTAGACAACATATGTACAAACTTCTCAAAGAGTTCGATCTTTACTCGATCTAAGTCTTTAGATTTTGTCTCTTTGATTTGCTTTTTGGCTTCTTCGATCTGTCTAGATTTCCATACACCATTTTCGCAAATCCAGTCTACATTTTCCATGATGCCTTGAACAAAAGCATCCGGTGCAGATGGGTCAGCTACAATATCCACCGTAGCTAGATGAAAGTCGTCTTGGACTTCCATAACACCATTTCTTTCTTTTAATGAACCTAATCCTCTAGATGATACACCTAACATAACACCTTCTTCAATAAAATTTCTGGCAATTTTACCCATAGGTGTTTCTAGAACTTTTGCTCGACCAATCACATTTGTGCCATCAAATTTTAATTCAGATATAAGATGAGATACTTTATCTAAATTAATAGTTGGATTAGAAGGATGACCAAGTTCGCCCAACGAACGCTTTTGCTCTATTAGACCCTGGTATCTTTGTACTTCTTTTTCCATGACAGACAAAGGATAAATTCTACCATTACGGTTTTGCTGATTCGCCTGCATGAAAATGCCTTCTATGAAAACATTTTTCTTTCCATTAGTCTCTTCAGTCAAGTATTTAAGTTCTTGTGTAACTTCTGTAATTAGTTTCATTTTAGATCTTCTGATAATCTTTGAGTGCTTGGTTATTAGGTTCGTTGAATCCTTGCTTGGTTAAACCAAGAAATAATGTGGAAGTTGCTGGCAAAGTTACTTTTATATTTGCGCCATTGTTTTCATTATCCACAAATCCCATCATTTGATTAAATGACCAGTTATCATTACCAAACAATTGCATAACAGTATTGCCGTTTCTAGCAATAGTAATAGGTGTTGTGGAATTACTATTAGTAAAAATAACACTGTTAATATTTACTCTAACGGTATTCGCAACATCTGTAACTGTTTCATCAGGCAATTTAAGATCGGCAACCAAATCTACGTTAGCAGTGCCGTCTCCGACAAATTTTACAACTGCCTGTTGGCGTACTCTTTTGATAATAAACTTAGATATAGGCATTTATTAATCCTTTTTATCTTTGCGCATAACACCATACTTAGCACCCAGGGCCATTCTGATGCGCTCCTTTTTGCTTTTACCGGCAAATTTAGGATTATCGCTATGGACGAAATCACTTATCCATTTTCCAGTTGGGTCAGATGCTTTTAATTTTTCTAATAAAGCATCTTCTCTGAATGCATTAAAATTTTTCATTCCTCGGTATTATCCTTGTATAAGCTAGATGCCATATCTTGTTTCTTTGTATCTAAAGCATCGCTAACTCTTGTAGCCATCATGGAGTTAAATTTTTCCATAGCGTCTGCAGATTTATCAGATAAAATATCATTAACCATATGTCTAATAACTTCAGATTGTTCCATTTCAATTCCTTATTGTTGAGGCATAGTATTATTTATTGGAGGACCTTCGGTTTGAATTTCCCCATTTATTCTTTCAATATCATCATCAGTCATTCTCAAAATGTTTTTCATGACATACTGTTTACTAAAGAATGAACCGATATAAGGTTGAATTTGATTCAATATATCAACTCTATTTCTAAGATTATCTGCTTCCTTCATTTCAGCAAAATACTGATCTTGTGCATATCTGATCTGTATTTTTTCGCTAATAACTTTCCAATCTTGATCTGTAATAACACCTTTAAGAACTAGATTTGTTCTTAGTACATCTAAAAATATTTCGTTGAACTTTTTACGAAGTCTTGATACAAACTTGGCAAATTTTAATTCGTCTCTAGTTATTTCCTCAGCTCGGCCAAACTGAAATCCGTTTTGAGGTTGCATTCTAGATACTGGTACATTTAATGCCTGATAAACTTTTTGCTGAAAATAGTTTATATCTTCAATCTGTCCAAGATTTTCTCCACCTGGCAATGTAGTGATTTCTGTTCCTCTACCACCTTCTCTACGAGGTAACCAAAAATCTTCCAACATAGACATAAACTTTCTATCGTCTCTTATCTCACCTGTGGCAGAATCATAAACGATCTTATTACGATACCTAGCCATCACATCTTTAAGATATTGTTCAGCTTTAATTTTTGGCAAATTGCCTACATCAATATAAAATATTCTTCGTTCTGGTGCTCTGGATAATCTATAAATCACCAAAGCATCTTCCATCATCTTTAATTGATTGATTGGCTTAATTGCTTTGTGCAAATAACCTAACACCACATGCTTTTCTAAATCCATCATACCAGATGGAACATAAACTACAGAATCGGTAGACAATCTAATTGATTGATTCGATACTGCAGCCATTGAATACTGAGGGTTATAATTTATACCCTTATCATTATAGATGAAAAATTCATCAATATTTTTTATTAAATCTGCACCTGTTTTCTGATCCTTTTGCTTATCAATTTTTCTAACTTTACGAATCTTTCTAGGATCAATATTACGAAGTTCTACTATTCCTCTTTTAGGATTAGTAACATCAATTACTTTCTGAAAATAAATTCTTCCATCAACATACCATTGTCTAAACCAATCATAACCTTTATAGTTAAAATTTAATAATCTAAGTACTTCATTGAATTCTATTTTTATACTATCTTTAATACTTTCTGGTAAATCTGAATTATCTAAATTAATAGTAACAGGATCTTCATTATCAGTAGCAGCTATTGCTTCAGTGACGATTTCATCCACAGCAGTAGAGGCGTCAGCATACATAGCTGCTTCTCTATATCTCGTAATTAATTCAGCTTCCGATTTTGACGACGCATCTAAATCAACATAGGTGCCATAATAACCTGCACCCGATACTGTAGCTGCTCCGTCTTCAGGCTCAGGTGATATAAACGACTGAGCCTTTGTTCCTAAATCGTTAACTTCATTACGAGAAATTGTAAAACCAAATAACGAAAGTGCCATATTTTATTATGTTCCAAATGGTGTAGTAGCTAGATCAAGCAATGTATTCAAAGGATTAGATGAAACTGTAAATGTTTGATATTCAAATGTCACTGTGAATTCTGAGATAGTATCATTAGATTGGAAATTTAATCCAACACCTCCTAACAGAGTCGGGAATGCTCCCTGTAGAATGTACTGTTTTAATACTTTACCGTTTCTATCTAATTGATAAACTATCATATCTCTTTGATATTCAGATGGGACTAATCTACCTGTCTTATTCAATAGATTATCCATACCGTTCATCCATTGTTCTAAAGCTGAACGAATGGAAAAATCAGAATCATTAAGTACATTGATAGTGAATCCTGCAAATGTTCTATCACCTACAAGTTTTACATCTCTACCTCTGTAAAACACATTAACTAAACCTAAAGTCTGTCCAGGCAATTCTGCAGCAGTAACCAAGAAAGGAGCCCTTGCAACTGCAAGAGCTGCTCCGGTAACATACGTAGGGAAACTTAGCTGAACAGCGAATTGATTCGGCCTCGCACCACCATTGGTTAGTGCAGACTTGAATCTATCTACGTTAAATGCGGTTGACATCTATTTCTCCCTTAAATTATGCGCCTAATTCTTCAAAAGATATACCTGTTCTTGTAGCAATAAAATTCAATTGAACAAAATTAATAGCTCTTGCAGGTTTAACATAAATGTCTGCTACAAATTCGTTTCTATCAATTACTTCTGCAGTATTATTTGTTTCATCACATACTACACGGAAATCAGTAATTCCTCTGCGACCTTGTACATCTCTTAGGTATGGTTCAACTAGATTTCTAAACTGAGCTCTTGTAAATGCATCATTGAATTCAAATAATTGAAACTTCGATGCTGTTGCAATAGCTTTTTCTAGCACTATAAACAATCTGCGAACATTGATTCTATCAAATGCGCTAGGTCTAGCTAATAGAGTTTTATCTCCGAATAACACTGTGCCCTGACCTGGGAAGGTAACCACTGGATTTACGCCTGCTCTATACAATGTATCCCTATCAGATTTCGATGGGGAGTATGCCAACTTTACAACATTCTTAATTTGTCCTCTATTAAATCCTGCAGGAGAGAACCAAGGATCAGCAACAAAATCTGATCTTGCTGTAATGCCCGCAATATCTCCATTCAATGGTATCCAACGATATACATCGTTGTATCGGTCATACTGATATTTCCATCCCGAATCTAAAACAGCATATGATGAGCTAGGCAATCCATTTCTAAAATTCACAACATTGGTCACGGCAGTTGTATTGTTAACAACATCAACATATTTAGGTGAAGCAAAAACCATACAATCTTTTCTTACTTCAGCAACATTATTGATAACTGAAGTTACATTTGCTACATCTAAATCACCGGTCGGCAGTAGGTTAATATCATACAATTCATCGTTAGCAAAAACTGTATATTGACCTAAAACATTAGCAGCACTAGCTACAATATCTGTACCACCACCAAGTGTCATAGTTACATTAGCAGTTAAATTAGCAAAAGTAACTGCGCCTGAAGCAGTGCCCCAATTGCTTGTTGAACTGGTGTTAGCGGTGTGGTTAGCCCATCTAATATATTTAGAACTATTATTGATTACCGTCTTATAGTAATTTATAGAACCATCTAAAGCCTTAGCATCTGAAGCTTTAGACAAATACGAAAACTTTTCTAAAACTGTATCTGCAGCACCTGTCCAAGACCCATTTGAATCAAGAACTACTACGTGAAGTTCGTCGAAAGCTCCACCTAAACTACCCACATAACTAGATGTGTTAGGAGCAGTTGAACTAAATTGTGTTTTATATGCCCAAGAACCGAAAGTGTTGGCATCGGCCATAGACACTTTGATTGAGTTTCCTAAGGTGCCTGGGTATCTTGCTACCCATTCACCAGTATTTGTGAATGTCAATGTTTCATAGTGATCATCATTTTTAACTAATGTTGCAGTATTGGCTGCTGCATTTTTAGCATCACCTGAAACTGCTCTAATAACTTTTAGATTATTACCATATGATAAAAAGTTTGCAGCAGTGAAAAACGACACATATGTATTAGTGGTTGGTTTACCAAATATCGCCACTAGATTTTTTTCTGAATCTACTTGAGTTACCTGTTCAGCAGGACCCCACTGGAAATTCCCGACAAAACCACCGGCAGTTGTGGAAACGCTTGGAACACTAAGTGTGTCATCTCTTTCAGTTACTAGTACACCCGGTGAAAGCTGAAATGCCATCTTAATCTCCTAAAGATTTTTGGAAGTCGTCATGACAACTAAATTACTAATTATTTATAAATAACGGGTTCTAGACATTTTCCAGCATCTTTCTTCGCATTTTTTCCATAGCTTCTTGGGGATTGAAGTTAAACCACACGTCGTCTCCGACTCTTTCGGGTTTTCCTTCTTCTGGAATACCTGTATTTACAATACCAAATGGTGTAAGATTTTCTTCAATTTGTTTAGTTTGTTGTTCATAAAGTGCCATTCTCAGATTAGAATTAGTTAATTCTTTAAAATATAATTCATTTGTAGCCCAAGAAAATATAACTAAAGACATGACTAAATCGTCATGATATCCCTCATCTGCTTTAAAGGACCCTTTTTGTTCAGTAAATGTGGATATCTCAGAAATAATATCTTTATCCGTGATTAATAATTTTTGTGTTTCAACTAAGTTCTTAAATAAAGAGCATCCTAGACGCTTAACCTGAGTCGTTGTTCTCAGTCCAAGTGTGCTACCAGTACCGAATCCTCCAGACAGGAACTGCCTCGCTTTACCGCTAGCAGTTGCAAAAATATTTTCGTATTCAAGATCGGTGTAAAGAGAATCCACAACCTGCTGTCCAATATCATTTGTTTCAACTAAACAGAATGCATCATTATAATCCCTAGCAACCTTGTAAATAACCGTGGCATACAGTAGTGGGCTTATCTTATTGTTTCTATACTTAGCTACTATTTTAAAAGGATATTCAGTAACATCCATCACTGTAAACGCAGAATAATCACCACCTACACCTCTAGAAGTATCAGCGGATACTACATAGGTATGTGGTTTTCTTGCTACCTCACCTTTATCATTTAACAGCCCCCTAATAGGTTCTTCTATAACATCTAAGCCTTCATTTTCAAACACATAAGGCAAAGGAGACATTCTCGAAATAGCATCCGGAGAAATAAGTGTGTTAGATGAACCAAGGAATCTACAAAGAACTTCTTGATTAAATTTAAGTTCACCGAGCAGCGCTTTCTGTTGTGCAGCCCATTCTTCAGTTCTGCCCGGAATCTTAGAATAAGGTATGTACAAAGATTTGAAACCGTTAATGCCTTGCTCCGCATCATTCCAAAATTTCCAAAAATGATTATAACCAAATGGTGTGGATGTGAGCAGAATTTTTGTTGTTTCACCTGCAGAAATCGTCGGATAAACTGAAGTGAAAAAATCTTCAGCTACATTGTTTGGAATAATAGCAGCTTCGTCAATGTATAACCAGTTTACAGATTTACCTCGGATACCAGAAGAACTTGTTGCTGCAGTAAATACTCTAGACCCATTCTCTAATTCAATATCACCTTTGTTAAATGTCTTGACACCCTGTTGCATCCATAAAGGTAATGCCTCGTACATTATCTGATATCTATAAAGTACTTCTCTAGCAGCAGAGGATTTGTTGGCAAGTATTGCAACTGTCTTTGATTCTTGAAATAAAGTATACCATAAAATACAAGCTGCAGCAGTAATGGTTTTACCCTGCTGCCTACCCTCCATTAAAATAACTTTGCGATTATTAAGTATAATGTCAACTTTTTCTTTTTGGCATTCATATAATTTAAAGTGCACTAAACCCTGATCCAAAGAAACTATCATACAATAGGTTTCTATGAAATAAATTGGATCTCTAGAACATTTAATTATCTCTTGAACTTGTTCTGGAGTATAATTGATAACTGTGCCGATCTGTTTAAGATTCGGATTACCATTATAAGAAATTCTTTTATTCATTATTCTTTTTTAACAATTTCATCAATTCAGTTGTTGATCCTGCAAACACTACATTATTTTGAGTACCGATACTAGGTTTATCATTATCACTGCTTAGATCTTTCACCTTTTTCTGCAATTCAAGTAGATCCTTTGCCACATCGGACATTGTCTTTATTAGTTGTCCTGCGACTTCATACGTTCTAGGATGCTCAGAGTTCTTAGCTAAATTTATCATTTCATCTAGAGTATCTTCACCTTTAACAATTAATTTACGAAGGGTCGCTCTAGCTAATTGATAATCATCTTCTTTGTCTAATTCCAAAGATTGAGATGGCATAAGCACAGGAAGAGTTTCCTGTTTAGTTTCTTCAATATTGAACAGTTTGTTCAATTCTGGTATATTGTTCATTAAAAGTCTTCGTAATTTTCTAGATAATCAAAACTATCATCTGGAGTAGCAGTATTTGGGTTTACTTCTACTGTATATGATTGTTGCCTATTTGTTAACGACCTATCAGAAAAGGTATCAGTGACAACCTTCTTAATAACACCTTGTTTATTAACTGGTCCATAAAAGTTCAATTTCATTAAAAAATTAAACGTCCAAATAATGGATCTTCTTTGTTTAAAATCACCTTCGTATTGATCGTCGTATAATATATTTTCTAATAGAATTGGCAAATCATTTTTTATATCTAGAGCCGGTATAGCTTTTAATGTTAAATTGTAATCAGGATTAAAATAAGGTAATATTTGTTCTACAATCTGCAAACCATCATCTTGATTTTTAGAATATACGTATAAACTTAAATCTATGTTATAAGGCGTTGGTGCATATTGAGCCAAGGCAGAAGTTGAAGAATTTATAGCTCTGTTCTGTTGTATTGGACTAATTTTTCTATTTGGATCATATCTCAATCCAATCATTTCAAAAGACATTCTCGGAAGAATAACTTCTATATTTTGTTCGTCTACACTAGGTTGCTGTGCAATACGTTGTATAAACTTTTGTTTAGGGGCATAAGCTAAAGGTACCTTAAAAGTTTGTACTATGCCACCACTTGAATTTAGTCGATCAATGGTGATGTTATTAAACATATTACCAAAAGCAACTATTGCCTTTCTAATAGTGCCCCAATAAAATTTTTGATCTAACATTAGCGATAAACCTCACCAAATGGATTGCGTTCAGTAAAGTCTAGAATGTCATCTATATTTGTATCAAAGTCTTCGTTATCTGCTGCTGGGTCTAGAGCTACAGTACTAAAGTCTTCTACCATTAGTGTTGATTCAGAATAGTATTCTAAAAGTAATGCCTCTCCATCTTCTTTATGAAATTCAAATTGTTGAATATCCAAACGCTTATCATCAAGTAAATCATCAATTTCGTCAATACCAGTCGTAACTCTTTCGTTAGAAAATTCAAATAATTCGCAATCCAATTTAAATACAAATAATTTACCGACCTGAAAGAAAGGATCCTGTCCGGTAACTTTTCTAATTTCAAAAAATGATTTTGTAAGAGGAAAATATAACAGATCGCCTTCAGCTGGTCTTGTTTCCAAAATAGTATTACCAACACGCCCTACTACCTGATCCCATCTGCGTCTTGATACTACGAAACGTGCAGTATCTCTTAACTCGACACCAAATTTGGTTAATAGTTCGCCCTCACCTTCAAATCCCATAACATTTTCCATATACATTTCTATAGGATAAGCATGCTCGTAGGTGTTCAAAGGATCCTCGCCCAAAATCGGATCCTCATTAAATTTTTTTCTGGGAATATAATACAACTCAAAACCATAAATTTTCAGACATTCTATTATCAGATCTTCGTAGAGCATCTGCTCAGATCTGCGTCCCATTGGAATGCCCGAATGGAAATATGGATTAACTGTAGTCATTCTTTTCTATTGACTTTCTATAGACAAGGTGTTAGTATCTGCTATGTACCTAGATGATATTAGCCAACAAACATATCAACTGGTAATTCGAATCTAGATTGCATTTCATCTTCAATAGCTTTTATTTCACCTATTGCTTCTTGGTATAAAGTATCTCCGTTAAGCATTACTCCACCTGGTAATTGTATACCGGAGAACTTCTTTAAGTTAACACCCCATTGTCTTTTTATCAATGCTGTAGTATATTTCTTTAGAAACATATCATTGTAAACATCTGTATATTCATCTGGGTTTAGTATTCTATAACATTCAGCTATAGCGTATGCACCAGGATAAACATCTGCTTGCCAGTCCCAATCAATGTATAGACGATTCATATGTCTATTGAATCTTACAGGTTTTTGTCCTACAAGTAATTGATTTATTAATTCAAGTTCCATTTTAACCATTGAATAATAAATCAAATCAGTAGACATTAACGAATAAAGATCATTAATTAGAATTTGATAACGAATATCAAACATATTCAATCCTCTTGTTCTATTTGTAAGAGGAAGAATACGATCAACACCGACAACTAAATCACTTATACTAACGTATTGATTAGTGATGTCTTGTTCTGTAAACTGTATTTTTAGATACACCTTTTCTACAGCATCATAGTGATATTCTCTGTAAAACTGAAAGGCCTCGTCAATTCTATCTTCTACTTGGTCATCATCCACATTTATTTCTATTACTGGATGACCTAATGCTCTAAGACAGTAATCTTTTAGTTGTTCTCTAGTTGTAATAGATGCCATTACTTTGTTACCTCTGGAAATACGGTTATGATACCTTCTTGTATTCTATAAACAACATTAGAATCATATAGTTCTACATCATATACATATCTACCAGCCTTTAGATTGGCAGTTTGTGATGATGTTAGAGAAAGGTTAACATTTCCTCCAGCATTACTATTAATAGCTGTAGTTAAAGTAACAGCATTTGCGCTATAATAAGATCTTCGCATACTGGCCCTTGGTGTCAGGCCAGATATATCTATAGCTGTTTTATTTTTGTCTCTGTAGATGACAAAATCAGAAAAGGTAGTGCCTTGGTCTATTGCTAAATTTTTAGTCGCTGCCATCTTTAACCACAGTGATAAGTTACTGCTATTTGTTTAACATCTGTAGGTGAATCAAATGTTACAGATTCTCTAGCTTTAGCTACAGTATAATTTCTTAAAAGATCATCAGCTTGCTTCATTCCTTTACCAGGCATGGATGATGTAGTAATTAGATCTCCTGCTTCAATATTTCCATTCTCACCGCAAACGTTTATGTAACCTTCACCTAAAGCATTTATATGTAAAACTTTGTAACCGTTTGGTATATTATAAATTAATTCTTTTGTTGAATTATTATTAACTACATTAGTTTCAGGTACAATTTGTGTTTCTAATGTCTCGCCGTTTTCACCGACCGGGCCAGATAAAAGTGTATTATGATACTCAGTTTCTGGTATCTCGTTGATTACATACCAATCATCAGGTATTTCATCAATATATTGAGTAAAAACTCCAATCACATTCTTTTGATTGGGCAATGTACTTTTCTTAATTTCTACAATAGCATTGCTTATATCTATCTGTTTTAAAACTGAATGGTCTATAACTATATCACCAGGAACCAAATCAAGTTCATTTGTAATACCATCATGCACTCCTGTAAATGGTGCATAACCTTGCGTAGAATAAATTTTACCAGTTGATCCAAATACGGAATATATGTCATAGGCTAAGAAACCTTTGGATCTTTCAGTGTTAGTACCTTGATTATTTAGTCTTCCAAAGGCCCCGAAAGAAACAGTAGCGCCTGATGCTGCACCTACAAAACTTGATTGCCCAACGGCGCTTAGTCCTGTAGGAGAACCAAAACTATCAGAACCCGAAGTTTGATAATTTACTGATGCTATACCGAAAGAAGCATTAAACAATGCTGCACTTATTCCAGCAATACCTGGGCTAACGCCACCACAACCGTTGATATATGTTTCGCTTCTAAAATATCCTAAACCATTATTATTATATGAAGTGGGATTGTATAATCCTCTAAAAAGAGCAGAATACCGATCATGCCCCAGAGATACAATATTATGAAACCCGTAGAAATCAGATCTTCCGCTATTTGCAAATACACCACCAAAATTACCTTCTCTTGCGACACCTCCCATAGCAAATGCAGCTGTCCCAGATGTAGACGAATTGAATCCTAATACTCCAGCTCCGTTGCCTGTAGAATTAAAAAGTCCTGTTCCTTGAAATCCATTCATTGCGGTACCGGAACCAAGCGCAAAACATCCTAAACTATTAATTGTAGTAGTACTTCCTGAAGATAATTTTGCGGGAGAAGCTGTACTATTACATATACAGCTTCCATCAAACCCAGAGCTTGTAATTTTATCTGTAGTGATGGCTCCGGCACACAATCTATCTCCTGATATAGATCCTGCCTGTATTTTATCAGAATTTATTGCGCCTGCAGCTATTTGATTAGCACTAATAGTACCATTAACTACTAAACCACCATTAATATATGCCTCAATATTTGACCAAGCAGATCCAGTCCAAAATCTTGTTTCTGAATATCCTGTTGAAGTATTATAAAGTGTAACCTCATCTCGTATTCTTACAACTGCATCGGCCACCAATTCCGTAATCGCCTCATTGGCAAAACTGACAGGCCAAGTGACGCCCGGATATCCTGCGGAATAAATTTTTGCAACTCTTAAATTACCTCGAACACCGGCATTGCCATCTTGGCCAGATTGAGTAAATTTTCTAACATTTATCCAAGTGCCCGCAGTGACAGTAGCGCCTGCTGTATCCGTGCTAAATATAAAATTGGCTATCCATGTGGGAGTAGTAGATGCTGTAGGTAAATCCACAGACCATCCAGAGGGTGCTGTAAGTGTTGATGTGCTAAAATTAAATGACCCCCCAGATGGAGCACTTGGCGTACTACTTTGTTGTATAAAGATTGATGCGCCAAATACTGATTTTCCGTCAGTAGCTTTTTCTGCTATCACATAAGGTGTGGCCCATGTCCCAGCAGTTACTGTACCTGTAGTACCAGTAAAAATATAATTGGTTGCCCAGGTTGGATCAGTTCCTGTAACTGGCGGTGTAGTAGACCATCCTGTAGGAGGAGTTAAAGTATTTGTACTAAAATTATATGATCCACCTGATGGAGCACCTGGAGAATTTACCTGTGATGTGTTGTAATAAATTAAAGCAGCAAATGATGCAGTTCCAGCATTTCCAGGATCACCATTAGATAAGAATAATTCCCATGTTCCACTAGCTCTTTTTATATAAGTATTATTGTTTAAATTGGTAATTTTCGCAACATTATTTGTTCCTGCTCCTGCAGCATCAGCTGCACTGGTACTCGCAAATGTACCTAAAAATTGTATAGCAGTTTCGCCTGAAGGCGTTACTACAGCTGCTAGTGTTTTAGCTGCGCCATTATTATCATACACTATTAAAGTATTTGCTAGTACACCATCGCCTAATAGTACGGATCCAGCAGCATTTCTAATAACTAATCCTCTGCTATCAATCATTGAAGCTGTAATTGTATTTGCAGAAATATGTTTTGAAGTTATAGCGTTGGCGGCTAATGCATCAGTTGTTACCGCGTTAGCTTGAATAGCATTAGCATAAACCGATAATGCAGCCAACTGTACTGCAGTGATAGCATTTGCTCTTATCAGTGCTGTAGTAATAGAATTAGATTCTATGGAGTTTGCATTTACAGAATTCGCTGATAAATGTATTGCAGTAATTGCATTTGCTCTAATTTTTGCTGCAGTAATTGCATTTGCTTCAATAGCGTCTGCATAAACAGCAAATGCTGCTATTTCTCTTGCTGTAATAGCATTGGCTCTAATTTTATCTGAAGTAATCACATTTGCTTGTAATGCATCAGTATACACAGATAATGCAGCCAATTGCACTGCAGTAATAGCATTTGCTTTTATTAGTGCAGAAGTAATTGAATTTGTTTCTATAGCATTTGCACTAACAGAATTAGCAGTCAAATGATAAGAATAAATAGCATTTGCTCTAATCTTGTCTGCAGTAACTGCAAATGCCTCGATAGCATTAGCTGTAACAGCATTAGCTGCTAAATTAATAGCAAAAATATTAGCTGCAGCTATCTTAGATGATACAATAGCATTAGCAGCTATCTGATCTGCACCTATAGCACCAGCAGCTATTTCGGTGGCACTAATTGCGCCTGCAGCAATCTTACCCGCTACAATAGCATCTGCAGCAATTTTAGCTGAAGTGATGGCGCCTGCTTCGATCTGTTCTGCTTTGATTGCGCCTGCAGCAACTTTGCCTGCTACTACAGCATTGGCTAAAATCTTATCAGAGGTTACTGCATCTGCGGCTAACTCTGTAGCCCTTACTGCACCTGCTGCTATCTTACCAACAATAATAGCTCCACTAACTATCTTATCTGCAGTAATCGCATCATTTTGAATTGCTGCACTATTAACTGAACCTGCACCAAGAGTTGGGGTACCAGAACCTTGAATATAACTATTGTAATTATTCCAAGATCCACCAACATTGATATAAAGATTACTTTCATTTGTCCAAAATAAAGTCCTACCACTATCTGCAGCTGTAGTAGCGGGCAAACTTGCACCAGTAAATATTTGTACAGCAGTTAAAGAATTAGCTGTAGGTGTAAACGCTTCTGTTGCAGATTTCCATGCGCCTCCGGAGTATATGTATAATGCATTAGCGCTTAAAACTTGTCTGCCTTCAAAGTTGCCAGTGCCCGGCAAACTATCTACAACTTGTACACCTGATATAGAATTTGCATTAGGGGTGAACATAGCGGAAGCGCTTGTCCAAGCACTACCGTTCCAAACATATAATTTGTTATCTGAATTATTTAGTACCGATTGCCCAGTAACAGTACCAGGAGTATTAAGATTAGAAACTATTCCAACCTTACCTGGCGCATTTGCTGCAACCGTACTTACTAGATTAGAAACATTTCCTAATAAAGAAAAGTCTATTTGAGCTAAAGCATTGCTCAAATTAGTTAAATTAACTAGTGAAAGATTAGCTAACGCATTATTCAAATTATTTAAACTAACAGCATTGACATTAGCTAAAGCGTTGTTTAATGAATCTAAATTAATGGAAGTAATATTAGCTAAAGCATTATTTAATCTATCTAGATTTACCGAAGTAACATTTGCAAGAGCATTGTTTAAATTATCTAAATTAACAGCGTAAACATTTGCTAGTGCATTATTCAAGGCATTTAAATTTACACCGGTAACATTAGCCAAACCTGACGTTAGTTGACTTCCAACATAAGTAATGGTGGCATAACTAGACAAATCTACGGGGCTACCACCCCCGCCCCCACCACCTGTTCCTTTGGTTGCTTCTAAATACCAAAGATTATCATTAATTTTTTGAAAGGCGGTGCGTAATGGATCACCTGATCCATCATTTGCGCCACTACCAATATTTACGTTACTAATCGCCATTTATTTTTCCGTCTAATTAGATTTAACTAATTGATGTAAAAGTGATTTGATTTCTGCTATATCAGATTTCATAATATTTATTTCGGATTGTAGTTCGTTCATTTTGTTATTCATTCTCTTTTTACTTTTATATTCTGATAATGCAGAAGTATCATTATTGATTAAAGAATTGTTAATCAAATTTTTAGCAAAAGAATTTTCGTTTTCTAACTTAACAAGCATCATAACACCGCAGTTGCAATAAGATTTTTCACCTTGGGAACTAAAGAATTTTCATTATCGCCATACATTACAATTTTTACTTGGAATTGATTAAACGAATTAAAATAAGCGTTCACGCCTCCCACATCTGCAGTATACGCTAAATTTGATGCATCTGATTCTAAAATCCTATAAGTTTCAGAAACATATGCTACTTCACTTGTACCCACACTTGCTTTAGAAGGATTTATAACTGAATAGTTAGTGGATGATGTACTAACAGAATTAGCAGAACTGTAAAGCGGTACATATCTCCAAGGTCTTTTTTCAATAGTTGAATCTACTCCATTGTCCAAGCTACTTTTTACTCTACAAAAAACATCTACATCAGTATTATTTTTTCTATTCACATCAAGTTTAATTTCCATTCCTGTTGAATCAAAATCAGGATTTAAAGTAACAATTTTACTAATATATTTTGCTTTACCTAAATTACTTTTTAAATCAGAATGTTTTTCTGATTCTCTTATAGTTGACGCAGAATCAATATCATCTATCTCATACTTAATAGTATATAAAGCTAAAGAAGAAGTATCTACAATAGGCGATATATTTTTATCTTTATTAGTGAGAATCACTCGTACTTTCACATCCCCTTGTTCTGTAACTGTCTTTATTTGACTATGTCTATAAGGAGAATTCCATGGTACATTCACATAATCTACTGTTGAATTAGTTAAATAATTTTTAGTTTGCATATCCACTGAAGTCAATGCATCTGTACCAAAAACTTTTTGCACAACATCTATTTCTGACAAGTTATAGTTAAACCTTACAGGATTTAAGTTAGATGTTTGTTTTACAAAACTCTTAGAGCCTGTTTCAAAAACTGCTTTATTTATTTTAAATACTAAAGATGTGGATTGCTCTTCTACTTGAGACAACGTATTAGTTAACTTATAAAGTTTTCCAACATTTGGTTGTTTTGTTGAAACTGTAGTACCATTATTTAATCTCAATCCACCCACAACGTTAGTAAATATTTTATACTTTTCGTCAGGTGGTTTAACTGTTAGAGCATATTCTTTACCGGGATGCAAATAAATCGGATGGGAGAATTTAAATTTAGTAGCAACTGTTGGACCATCACTAACATTAGTAGGTACTTGTATGCTATTTTTATTTAGTGTAGAATAAGATCCTGATAATTGTCTTGTAGTTGGTACACCATCTATGACTTCTCTTAGATCAACCATAACATGCAAATCACTAGTAGATTTTTCAGAGAAATATAATTCTGCAGATGTGGTAAACACGCCGTTAGGATATGTTGATGCATCGACAAAAAATGTTTGAGCCATTGGTAATAAAACAGAACTACTAGTATTTTCTTTCACAGATACTTCAGTATTGTTAATAGTATTAGTAGTTCCAGGATCATTTGTTAATATTGGATTTTGTGCTCCAACATCAACTACTGGTTTACTATCCATACCCGAAGTAATAATCTTCATCGGCAAAGTAGCAGCTACTACTTTTCTAGTTGATATGGTAGTGCCGCCAGCTCCACCCCCGTTGAGTTGAAAATTTCTATTACCTTCAGTTCTTCTAAAAATAACAGGTTCTTCTATCTCTTCTCTAACAACGAAATTGACATTTACTATACCAGGGGTAGATAAAATATTCAGTCCCAAAGGATCAAAAATTATCAGATCACCTCTTAGTCTACCTTCTTGATCTGTTATCAATGGTTCAGAAAAAGTTTTTCCTTTCTGAGAAGCACAATTAGTAAAATCTACACCATTGATTTCAATAAAAATCTGCTGAAATGGGTAATCTGTTTGAATAAAAAATTCTTGGTGAACTAATGCTGAGGACATTATATTCCCCCTCCGCCTAATATATGAACTGATACATCTGTTTTATTTTTAGCAAAAGCTAATTCAATAGCTGATTCAGTAAGATATAAACTGTTTTGTATTTCAAAACTATTTGCATTAAAATCATAATAGGTCAAATAATTATTTGATAAAGCAAAATCTACACCTGTATTGATACCTAAATTAGCATACACATTTGAATTTGCTATAGTTTGATTTACAAAAGTACTTAAAAATGCTGATCCAGTAACTAAACCATTAGAGCCTAGTATGCTATTGGCAGATCGAAAATCTTTTTCTGGTACTAATACTTTAAAGCTATTTGTTACAAAAACATTAGCACCTACATTGCCGGGCATAACATTAAACGCTTCTACGTTTCCTGCATCATAATAACCTGACCCTTTGTGGGTCAACCACGCGTTAGCCCAATAAATTGTAGAGTCAACTTTATCTACACCTGATACTCTAAAAGAATCTGCTTTTAATATTAATGAGGTATCAATCATGGCATTAGTTAACCATTGATAACTTACGTTGCCATTGGCAGTATTTCTTTGAGTGTCATCTAAAATTTTACCCACCAAATCTACGTACGCTTGTTGTACACTAGTTGTGGACAGAGCTTCAAAAGTGTTAATTAAAGACATTTTGTACCTTTATGGAATTACTTTGGTGGCCAAATTCTCCGCCATACCAATAATCGTACTCTTTATACCCGATCCCGAAATTTCAGATGCCGATCTTTCTGCTATCATACTTAATGCCGAATCGTTTGTCAAAGAATCAGCAGTATTAGATGCACTCGCTGCTGAAAAATTAGATCTATTTTCTTCTGCTACTTCTGTTACTATATCTTGTATTCCTGTAGATATAATTTCGCTACCAGCAGAAGCTGAAGCAATTTGTGAACCTGATCCAACCTTAAATAAATCATTAGTAAAGTCATTAGTGTTACCGATATTTTTATCAGAACCAAATGAACCAAATAATTCATCGGTCGTGATTTTACCTCCCCCGCCATTTTGCCCACTACCGCCAACATCTGTAGCAAATACTGTAGGAGAACTTAAAGACCCACTTCCTGCAGTTTTAGCTGCACCGGGATTGGGATCTACATTATTAACTGTAGTGCTTCCATTTATTACTTCTTTAGTTGCTTCAATTACAGATATTAATGATTCCTCAGTATACTTAAATGATACTAAATCATATTCCACATTTAGATCTGGTTGAGTATCAAAAAACAAGCTATGTCTAACAACAGAAAACGGCGGTTTTAATTCTTTAGTAGTAGGATCTACTAAGCAAGTAGAATGGGGTTGTTTGATATCGTTAGCGCTTGTAGAAGAGAAATCATCAACCAGTATACCTGTTTTAAACAATAGATTAGCAGTGTTGCCCCCATCATAGATTTGATTATTCAACGCTACTATATCTAGTCCTTGTTTTTTAACTCTTTTTTCTAAATTCGTAAGTCTTTTATCAAGTGTAGATATATCTTGCATAGTATATCTAGGAGACTTATTATAAAAAATAGAAATATCACTTGCTATTCTAGTAAATGGAGGAATAACTAATGTAGCTAGTAATAATTTATCCTTACTAGAATTGTCTGCAGGGGGTTTAGGCGTTACATCGGGAATACCCGATTCAATATAAAAATTGAATCCTTTTTTGTCTTTAGTTGATGCTCTATTTTGTAAATATAAACGATCAATTCTTGGCAGGTAATATTCAAAGTCTAATTGGACAGCATTTTCTAATACAGGGTTTGGTAAAAGATATGTATTTGAATTGTTGTCTGCCCAGAAATTAGCTGCTACATTAGTGTCATTTTTCTTAGGTCTAAAATCCAAACAATTTCTTAAATTAAATAATGTTCCATCTTCTGAGCGAAACAATGGAATATTATTTTGAACGCTTGTAGGGTATGATGAAAAATCAATAACTCCAGAACCACTATGAGTAAAATGATCCACAACAACTACTACGTTACCTGGATTGTAATTTGTAATATTACCATTATAAGTTATAGCTGCCAATTCATAATGCGAATCTCTTTGCCCATTATCAAAAGTAAACGCAGACTCTAATTCTTTGGGTACATTTTCCCAATAGGTTGTATTAGTAACAGGTTGTCCTGTAGAACCAGTTTTGGCTCTATATACAGCTCCGTCTTTAATCACAAAATCATTAGTGGAGTATGTAATAGCTTGATTATAATTTCTATGAAAAGAATTACTACCTATAGAGTATATACCTTTCAATGCGAATATATCTGACTTAAAAATACTATAAGGCAAATTAGAGTTCATAATACTAATAGGTTCAGAAGGAACATTTATATTCAAATGTTTAGTTTTTCTTCCTAATTCACTATTGTAAATAATTAGATATAAGTCTATTGATCCGGTCACTAACAAACTAGACAACCCTATTGTCAACATTTGTTTATTACTATCCAACGACATAGTTATAGCATCAACATCTATAGGTTCACCTGCCGCTAGACTTCCTGAGCTAGTAGAACGAACCAACAATTGATAGTTTCTTCTTTTTGTATCTACATTCAAAGTTCCAGCATTACCGACGAAATATTCTGTACCAGATAGAGTTATGGTAACAGAACTACTGGTAACAGTTTGACTCTCTATCTTTTTACTATGATAGACACGTATATTGGAAATGTTTTTAATATATTTCGAATCGATAGGAAAAATAGCTCGTTTTCTTGGACCTAATTCAAATCCAAGCATCAATTCATTACCATTAACTACTTCTAACCCTTTAGTCACGTTTACATTAGCAAAAAATTTAGGATTAGTGTATGTGCCAGTATTATTAACTAATGAAGAAAATACATTATTTTTACTGATCAATGATTTTATATTACGAACACCAAGCGTAGCTGATGATTGATAGTACCAATAAGGATATAATCTATATCGTTTATTATTGCCTTCTCCGCTATCATAAATCATATGTTTAATAATTATATGCCCAACCAATGTTGAAGCTGACATAGCAGATCTATCTCTGGTACTATGTGCTTCTAACACGTCAAATAATTTTACTCTAGTAGGGTCAGTATAACCAAATGATGGATTGTCAATAATGATATATTCATCTTGATTGGCATTTACAAAAATGTCCTCAGATGATTTAAAAGTTTTTGCTTTAGTTATAGATATTTCAGTGGGTCCACTGGTTTCTATAAATTGTCCACCTACAACAGCTTTACCTTTGTTTATATTAAACTTGGCACTAGTATCGTCAGCAGTAGAACCTCTTGGCACCATTCTAAAAGGAATAATTTCGTAGTTACCTGATTCGTCGTAAGTTCTTTCAGTTAAAATATTATTTAAATAAACAGGCAAATAATTTCTAGCATTTTCAGCAAATTCTTCTCTACCTTCTAAAAATCTTACTACTTCAACGAAATCATCTGTAGTATCTGGTAAATTATTGGCGTCTAAATCTACAGAAGAAATAGTCAAAGATGTTTTAAATCTATCTGCTCCAGGGGCAAGATAATTAGAACTTTCAAACGCAGGATCTAAAAGAGTACTATCGGTAGTATAATCAATTATATCCTCACTATATTTTAGTATAATAGATTTGGTTGGATATTCTGTATACTTATCAGGCACTATTGATTGAGATGCAATCTTTATAAAATAACCTTTCTTATAATATCTGCCAGACGAAACAGTTACTATAGAAGTTCTAACAGTATTTCTTCTTTTAAATAATAATGTAATACCAGATGTCACATTTGTTTTAATAGTATCACTTAACTTTATAGTATTATTAACAACTTTAGTAACATAAAATTCTTTTCCATAACTACTGTTTGGAAACACTAATTGATCACCAACTTGTATATCCCCAGATTTGCTAGACAAAGTAAATTCATCACTGTATTCTGGTATAGTTGCAGATCCTGTTATATTAAGATCAAATTCTGCAGTTAAAGTTGCAACTATACTATTATTTTTGTTATAAGCATCAGTGATATTATTATAGATTCTTAATGTTTCACCTGATGCAAATTCTATGGGTCCGGAATATCTTTCAACTTGAATAACTAATGTGGTAGGGTCGCCTAAATTTTCCTCATCTTTGGAATAGGCAAATTTAATAATACCAGTTGTTTCTGTAGTAGCGCCAGTTAAATATTTACCTACATATGATGCGACATTGGAACCAGTTCCTTGCACCTTTACCGAAAGGATATTTTGTCCTTTATCTCTATTCGATATTGTATAGCTTGAAATTTCATCAGTAATTCTTGCATTGTCACCATAAACACCATCTGCAGTTTTAGATATACTATTATGTAAAATAGATTGGACTTGATTAAGTTCTCTAGACTGCACTGAGACACCAGGTTTGAATAAAATCCTTTGATAGTTTTTATTCTCGTCGAAATCATCGTAGTAAGGTGAGCTATTTAAATTAACGGCCATTTTTTTACCTTAAAATTCTATTACAATATGAATGTTTTCTGCCTGATCATATGATCTGGTTATTGGGGGACGATTTTCTATATACAACACTTTCCCAGTAAATCTTCTAACTTCAGGATCTATTACCTGGCGAATTCTGCCAGTGGCACCTGAAGATTGCCCAGTTATACCATTACCGACAGAAAATGCAATACTATTGTTTAACTGGTTTCCTAACGGTAAAACATGCAATTCTACATTAGGAGAAACTACATTTGCTGATAGTATAGTGACGTTAGATAAATTAACATTACTTACTAAAGATTCATCCAAGCTAAATGTCCCTGATAAAGGAGCAGCTATTAATTTTGTTGTAGCGCATAACGTAGTAGAAGTGGCAACATTACTGTTACTATCTAAAGGATTTTTAATCAATCCAACTGTTCTATACTCATTGAGGACTGGGAAATCACCATTTCCTTCTGAGTAATTCAATCTTGTATTTATAGTGACATAAAATGCACCTAAATTTTCATGTAAATCTTTACCATGTCCATTATATGGAGATAGAATAGGTATCAATAAAGCGTTGCTGCCTGTTCCCGAAACAGTAACATTCGCATAAGAATATCCCGATCCAGGATTAGTAATAGTCACTCCCGTAATAGAACCACCTGAAACTATAGGAGTACCAGCAAAATTACTACCGTTTCCTTGAAGAGTAAGAGTGGACGTACTTGAATAATCACTGCCACCATCTGAGATAATAAAACTTTGTATTTGTCCACCTACTGCTGCGGCTGATACATCACTATTGATGTTAACCGGCATATATGATCTAGTTAAAAATTTAAGAATGTCGGTATCGGATAATGAATACAAATATTTCCATTTATAACCGTCAGCAGTATTAAATATTGATGTAGAAATTCCTGTAGGTTTAACGGAAGATTGTCCTCCGTTATTATTGTCTATACAAAGATATACCTTATATTCTGGCAAAACTAAAACATAGAATTGTTTAGAAAAAAGATTAGTGTCTCTATCGTTATATCTTGCATAAATGGTTCCCGCCGCCCAATCATATCTCGGTATAACCTGTCTCACATCATTAGAATTGACCTTTTTCAAAGAAACTACGCTTTCCCATGCTTCTCTTTCAGAATTAAAGTTGTTTGAGGGCGAAGGAGGAGAATTCTCATCTGCCCAAGGCAATGATCTTCCAATAAAGGTATAGATGCTATTGTTAGATGTATCCGCAAAGGATTCTACAAACTCCGATGCTTGATATACTCTAAAATTTGTTGTTATAAGTTGTGGCATTTTAAATATTTATTAAAGATAACCGAATACTATATTTACATGATCTGCCGTAATTGGCAATGTGACTGTACCAGAAGAGGTAGTCTTAGAATAATTTCTTGGTAATGTTGGAGCCAATGAAATAGAAATACTATCTGCTGAAAATTCATCAGAAACATTATCTGCTGTTACTGATAAGTAATCAGAAATTTCTGATTTACCAGTGTCAGATATTTTGTTATCATTAACTGTTTCTAATACTACGTCACCGAAAACCTCTGTCCCTGCAGGATGTATGGTACTTTTTACTATACCTCGCCATTTATTTACTGATCTAGAACTTTTTATTACATATGAATGCGGTTGGTAGTAAAGTACACTTGTATCTGGAGTATTAGGCAAAAATCCTTGTATAACATAACTACTAGAAGGTTGACCCTTTTCCTTTACGTAAAACCCATTTGTTACTTTCAAAATATCAAATGTAGCATACAAACTAGCTTTGGTAGTATAAATTAAATTAGCAGACACACTGGTGTTACTTACTCCCGGCACATAAAAAGTAAATCTAGTATCATCTAGCACTTTCAAAATAGTAATGGTTGATGTTGTCAAATTTAACGGAGAGGACACGTTGCCGTAAAAATCTAATGAAGTTGTATCTTTTCTGTTTAATCCATGATGTACACTTGAACTAAAGATAGCTATGTTATTAGCTAATACTACGTTTCCTTGTATTTTCTTCAAAGGATCATCTGTATTAACTAAAAAGAAGGAATTATGACTAGCATTAGCAAAGGAAGCGGGAAGAGTATATGTTCCACTGTCTATTATATCAATTAGTTTTATAGATCCCTCATCATCAACCTTAGATATTTTACATATAGATCCTTCATGATTTACTTTATTGTCTAAAGTATATCCTTTACCACCATTTAAAATTTTGACATAACCTATTTGATATATAGTATTTGCTTCTGTGATAACTGGATAACTAGAAACTAAAGTTTCTTTGACAAACTGTCCTCGTACATCTTCGAGGTATAATTCATATACAAAATTTTCAGTGAAGTAAGGAGAATTAGTTTGTAATTTAAGAATGTCTTTAACTTTGGCAGTAGCCTTTGAAGTTTTTCCTGTTATTCTAGTATTTAATAAATTGAAAACATTTGAATTATTTACTGGCAAAACTTTTAAGGTAAAATACTTAACCCATTCACCATCTGATGGTTTAAGTATTCGCTCTGAAGGATATGTAAAATCTATATCCTCGCCATACAAAACTCTAAAGAGTAATTTGGCAGCTTGTTCTGACCCCTTAGTCTTATAGATATCCCTAAAATGTTTAACAAACGTGGTATTATTTACTATTAAATTTCTAGGAAGTTCATATCCGTAATTTTTAAAAAATGATTCAACTAAGGATACATTTGAAGTGTTAATAGTTTTTTCAACATCAGCATATTCTCTTGCATTTTGCAATACTTCAGAAGGATAGGTTGGCTGTTCTAAAAACTTATAGTATGCTTCTACAAAGTAAATAAATTTTAAGTAGTTACTCATAAGAGACGTAATCTCCCCTAATGTAATCGGGTAATTGAGAAATTACTATAGATGAAACATTGAATGTATTTCTAATTACAAAAGGCGAAATATTTATGGTATAATTTTTAACTAATGTTTTACCTAAGCTATCAGTAACACCAATGTTAAATGTTTTTGAAGCTTGTCGTGCAGGCATACCAGAAATTTCTCCAGTTGAAGAATTTAAAGATAGCCCTAAGGGAAGACTACCTGATACTAATGAATAAGTATAAGGAGCTATTCCGTTATCCGCTTCTAACAATTGTTTGTAGTATGTTTTGACTGTACCATTTTCTAATTTATCGGGCAATAAAGTTATAACATACGATTGTATTTTGAGAGTGTAATTTTTAGTGGCAAAAATATTATAAGTATTATCTGTAACATAAAGTATAAATGACGAAATCTGTTCTACATCCGGTGTACCTGATAACACTCCTGAAGAACTTAGACTTATTCCTGAAGGTAAAGATCCCGATGATATAGAATAACTGTAATTTCCAGATCCGCCAGTGATGGAGAATGTTCTACTGTATGGAGAATTTAATGTTCCAACACTTAAAGATGTGGGAAGAATATTTAAAGTGGCCTGAGTAATTTGAATACTATATGTTCTAGATGTAGTATTGTTGTTTGTATCAGTACTTCTTATAGTAAAATTACTTGTACCAGATGCGGTTGGAGTACCTGAAATAATTCCTGTACCGGCACTTAAAGTTATACCTGCGGGTAGTGATCCACTTATAACCGAATAGGTATATGAATCAGATCCGCCGGCTGTTGATAAAGTGGCACTATAACTTATCCCTTGAACACCATTAGATAATGATGTAGGTGATATGGACAAAGTAATTACGCTAACAGATGCTGCTGTAACTTGTAAAGTACCTGAATAGCCACCAGTTAATAATCGAATAACAGAAGTTTTCGTCCCAACGTATGAGGAAGATACTGTTCTACTAAATGATGCTTTATTGTTTAATACGGTGACAATAAATTGAGTGTAATTATCTGTGAAATCGCCTGCAGAAACAGAACCATTTTCAAGTAAATATAATACTGTCCCATCAGATACACCTGTGGTAGTAATATTATATAGTATAGTGTCTCCCGCTGCTAATGTATTTTTATTGGGAGTTATACTATAAGTTATAGAAGTTGGTAAAGTGTCGGTTACGTTTACTGTTGATGCTGTTGCTACTACAGTCCCAGATGTAGATCCAATTCTAACTTGTAGAATTATTGTTTCTGTGCCTTCTAATGTGTCCCCTACACTTATCGTTCTAGTGATTGTTCCTGTGTTATTTTGTATAGTAAAAGAACCAGAATTAGAAGAATCTGAAAAA